GAATTAGTGATAAATCTATTGAGAAATTAAATAGCTTCAGAAATAAATACTCTAATAAGTTCGAGATCTTTCAAGCAGCAGAAGAAGCTAATCTTAATATTGGAGTATTGTCATCTTTGATTCAAGCAGGAGCATTGAGCGGTTTTAATCAATCCAGAAGCAAAATTGTATTAGAAGCTCAATTATGGAATATTTTAACATCTAAAGAGAAAAAGTATTCAATTTCATTTGCAGATAAGTTTGATTATGATTTGATTAAAATTATCAAGCATCTCAATAAATTTACTGATGAAAAGAATCATTTAGTTATTAAAGATAATAGATTAAATACTATTAAAGCAAAATATGCGCCATATCTTGAAATCTATAATCAGAATAGCAAAAGTGAAAGCTTTGCTAATTGGTACTATGAAAAGAAACTGTTGGGATATACCTATAACAAAAATTTAAGAGACATCTTCGCAGAGAAAAGAGAAAACCTTAAATATGTTAGCGATATTATAGATGAACCAGTTAATAGTAAAGTAGCATTTGTTGGTCAAATAGAAGAAGTATATACTGGAGTATCTAAAAATGAAAAGAAAACTAGATATGTAAGGTTAAAAATATCAGATGAAACTAGTTCAATTAGCGTATTGATATTTAATGATAATATTGAGAATAATAAATTATTAAATAATAAAGCTTTTGAAGAAGGAAATATTGTTATCGCAAAGGGCTCAAAGAGGGATGATTGTATATTTGGAGACTTAATAGCTATTCAAGATCATCAAATTTATATGAAATTAAATGATTTAAAAAAGACAGATAAAAATAATTGACATTTCTAAATATAGATAGTAACATTAAGTAATATGATATCATTTTATAAACCAAACAGTAAGAATACAGGCACAGCCTGTAGTTTTAGCGTAAATTCAAAAGATAATTCAGTATGGGGATCACTAATCAAGCAAAGTTCTTGGAATGATGCTAAAAAGATCGGCTCTTTCTCTGAAAATCAAAATAATCCTAATAAAAGTGTTAAAGTTAAATTTTCACTAACAGAAGCAGCTGGACTCCTTGATTCTCTAGAAAGAAACATTGAATTTTCAGCTTATCACACATCAGAGAAACAAATTACAAAAATTAAACTAGCCCCCTATATTAGGGATGAAAAGCAAGTTGGATTCTCGTATAGCGTAAATAAAGAAGATAAACAAAATGTTGAAAATAAACAATCATATCTGATTGGTTTTTATTTTAATGAAGCGAGACTATTAAAAGAATTTTTAACCTATTCTTTAAATTCTGTTTTTGAAGCTCAACGAATCGAAGCTATAAAGAAAGCAAAAAATTCCACAAAAGAAACCAAAGAAGTTGGTGAAGCTAATCAAGAAGATAGCGAACTCTGGTAATGGAACGAAAAAAGAAAGTTTTAATACAAACAGATTTCTCTTTAGCCAAAACTGGCTTTGGAAGAAACGCTAAAACTTTACTTAAACATTTATACTCTACAAATAAATATGATCTAGTTCATTATTCATGTGGAATGACTTATGATCATCCAGAATTTAAAAAAACCCCTTGGAAAACGGTAGGCTCTTTGCCTAATACTCAACAAGAACTCGATCAATTAAATAGAGATCCTAATCTAGCTAGAATGGCTAGCTATGGAGCGCATCTTTTAGATAAAGTTATTAATGACGAAAAACCAGATATTTATATTGGCGTCCAAGATATTTGGGGTGTAGATTTCGCTATAGAAAAACCTTGGTTTAATAAAATTGCATCTGTAATTTGGACTACATTAGATTCACTTCCTATTCTTCAATCTGCAGTAACCAATGCTCCAAAGATTAAGAACTACTGGATTTGGAGTAATTTCGCTACAAAAGCTTTGCACAAACTTGGATATAGTCATGTTAAGACTATGCATGGCTCGCTCGGAGATCAAGAATTTTATCGTTTATCAGATTTTGATAGAAATCAACTTAGAAAAAAACATAACATTCCACAAGATGCTTTTATAATTGGGTTTGTTTTTAGAAATCAATTAAGAAAAAGTGTTCCAAATTTATTACAAGGTTATGCTTTATGGAAAAAGAATAATCCAGAAATTAAAAATACATATCTTCTTTTGCATACTCATTGGGGTGAAGGATGGAATATTCATAAACTTGCTTCAGAATTTGGGGTCAATCATAATGAAATATTAACAACTCATATTTGTAGAAATTGTGGAGAATATGAAATTAAACCATTTTCTGGATTAGATACAGATTGTAAATTTTGTAAAGCACAAAAAAGCCAAACTACAACAAATGTATCAGTTGGAGTTACAGAACAACAACTAAATGAAGTTTATAATTTTATGGATGTTTATTGTCATCCATTTACAAGTGGTGGACAAGAAATACCAATTCAAGAAGCAAAATTAACTGAACTTATTACTCTTGTTACGAATTATAGTTGTGGAGAAGAAATGTGCGAGCCAGACGCTAACTCTCTCGCATTGGAATGGAATGAATACAGAGAGCATGGTACGGAATTCATTAAAGCCTCTACTTATCCAGAATCAATAGCTAAACAATTAAATATTGTATATAAAATGCCACAACATAAAAGACTTGAAATGGGTAAGAAAGCTAGAGAATGGACAATAAAGAATTTCGGTATTCAAAATGTAGGAAAATCTATAGAAGAATTTATAGACAAGCAGCAATTAGTTGATTGGACCAAAGTATTAGATAATTCTCAAAACAAGAAAGATCCATATTTTCAAATACCAAATATTTCAGATGATGGAGAGTGGATATTATTCATGTATCATAATATTCTTAAAATGAACAATATTGATAGAAATGATTCTGGTTACCAATATTGGATGGGTGAATTAGCCAAAGGCGCAAAGAGGCAAGATTTAGAAAATTATTTCAGAAATGTAGCTTTAAAAGAAAGCGGAGAAGATAAACAGGTTAAGTTTGAAGACCTTCTCGATAAAAACGATAAAGGTAGAGTAATTTATGTTATGCCAGAAAGCGCTGGAGACATCTTTCTAAGTACAGCACTATTTAAATCTATTAAGAATAGATATCCAGATTATAGTTTATATGTCGCAACGAAACCACAGTACAAAGAAATTTTAGAAGGTAATCCATATGTTCATAGATGGATGGAATATAATCCCATCATGGATAACCTAATTTGGCTAGAAGGTAACAATCAACATGATGGATATTTTGATATTGCTTATTTGCCGTATACTTGTACTCAAAGAAATTTAAATTATCTTCACAATGGTTTAGATAAAGTAGAATTTGAACTAACTTAATATATCATAAATAAATGAGACTCTTAGATACATATGCTACAAATACAGGATCAAAAATAGATAAACCATTTATATATACAAAATATTTTCCACTTCCACCACAAACATATATTACAATTCAAGGTCAAACCCCTTATGATTCTAGAAATTATTCGTATTGGCAAGAAGTTATTAATTTACTACAACCATTCTTATCAAAAGCTAACATCTGTATAGTTCAAGTAGGAACAAAAGATGAAAAACAATTAGGTGGAGTAATTAATTTATTAGGACAAACCAATATAAATCAATTAGCTTATGTTGTTCAAAATTCTAAATTACATTTTGGCGCAGATAGTTTTTGTGTACATTTGGCTTCAAGCTTCGATCTTCCTATCGTTTCATTATATAGTATTAGTAATCCTAGTGTTGCTGGCCCGCATTTTGGAAATAAAGATAAACATATTCTACTAAAAGGATACGAAAGAATCGGAAATAAAAAACCATCATACTCACAAGTAGAGACCCCTAAATCTATTGACACTATTAAACCAGAAGAAATTGCAGAAAGTGTATTAAAATTATTGAATATTGAATTTCCTAAAATGCCAGAAACAGTATTTATTGGTCAAGATTTTAATCTTAAAAGTTTTGAAATTATACCAGATCAACCCATGGATCTTAGCTCCATACCAGTCGAAAACCCAATCATTAGATTAGATTATTCTTTTAATGAAGAAGCTTTAGAGTCAATTTTATCACAAAGAAAAAGCATAATTTTTACTAATAAACCCATTAAAAAAGATATAATTGAAAAATATAAACAAAATATCAATCAATTAATCTATATTATTGAAGAAGATAATAGCGTAAATTTTGTTAAATTATTAAAGAGTAATTCTATTAATTATGTTTTATTATCATTCTTGCCAGAAGAAGTTTTAAATAAATTTAAAATTGATTACTTGGATTATAATTTAATAGTCAATAGAAAGCACAAGACAAAAGAAGAAACAAAAATATCAAATACTGATAATCTTTATTACAATTCTTCAAGAACATTATATTCTTCTAAAGGCAAAAATGTATCTAGATACGATTGGTTAAATGGTACTGGCAATAAAGTAATTGATGATATTGAATTTTGGAAAGAAGCAGATAATTTTTATATTTTTAGGTTGACTTGATATACAATCCATAGTATCATTACTAAATGAGCCCTAAAATCAAATCAGAAGAAAATACAGTTTCAATTGGTAGTTCAGAGTTATTCAATGTCGTGAATAAAGGATTAGATATTCAAATTGAAAATCCTGCGACACAAATCCCTCAAGTTACTCCTCCAAAACTAGTAACTAGAAATAAATATGGTCTAATTGAAGATCAAAGTTTAAATTACGTATTTAATGATGATGGTACAATTAATTGGCGTAAGATGGTTAAAGTTGAACATCTTGTTCCTAATAGACAAAAAACTCAAGAAACAGATGTTTCAAAACTCCAAGACAAAGATCTTCTTATACTTTTAGGTGGAATTAAAGAGCTAGCTCAAATTAGAGGCTATACTAGCGTTGAATATAAAGTAGTTGCAGCTTCTGAAAATTATTTCGCAACAAGTTGTAGAATTACTTGGCTACCAAATTATGAAACTGGTGGAAAAGAGGTGATTTTTGAATCACTTGCTGATGCTACTTTAAATAATACAAAGAGTTTCGCCAGATTCTTTTTAGCTGCAATTGCTGAGAATAGAGCATTTGTTCGTTGTGTGCGTAATTTCTTAAAGATTAATATTGTTTCTCAAGAAGAACTTGGAGATGCAAAGCTTCTTAATGATTCATCGTCTGCAAATGAAAATCCAACTTCTCCACAATCATTACTCGAAAAAGTCATGAAAGAAAAGAATGTTAATTTTGAAGCGCTAAAGAAAAGATTAATTAAAGATAATTTTGATAATGCAGAAAATTTAAACTCCATCTCAGATATACCTAAAGTTAAATTATTTGAATTAATTGATAGAATTAAGAAGATTAAAGACTAATATAATATAATATAATATAATGTGTAATCATTATTATGACTCAAAAACAAGCCTATTGTTGCTTGAACTGCACTAATTTACCACCTTGCAATGCAGCTGCTGGAAACTGTGTGCCTTGTTGCGCTGATTGTGGAGATACTAGCAACTGTTTTTCAACAGCTTACTTTGGTAAAGATGATAAAATTTATCAAGGATATACTGCTACTTGGTTTTATTCGGCCACACAATATAATTGGCTTGAGAATCAAGAGTTTGCTAATGATCTTATAAATGGCACATATAATTCTATAAAAAACGAAACACTTGTATATGGACAAAGCACTTTTAATTCATGGTGTTGTGGAGGTTTTCTATGTGGTCATGGTCCAGATATTACCTACAGTAAAAGCACAACAACCTATAATGGGAAAACTTCTACTACAGTATCGTCTAATAAAGGTCTATGCATAGATGATTGCGAAGAATGTACCTCTGACCAATGTTTTTCATGTGGTTGTACCTGTGAAAAAATATTTGGTGGTACATCCACTGGTGGAGTCCCTAATATTACAATAATAGATGCATCTCCTCCCTCTTGTGGTCTGATTAAAGATAATACTTTTGACATGAGAGGGGTTGTTGCGTTTGTGAATTTATTAAAAACTTATAATTCTAAAGGAGAAATTGTTGCAGATCCTACTCCTGGTACCGCATATAATCCATGTAGCCCTATAAGAATAGCAACTGCGCCAGGTTGTCATTTCTTTGCGCCTTAATTAATAATCTTTATATTTAACTAATTGATTTCTAACAAAGTATAAATTAATAAAAAATCCACAAAAAGCACTAAATAAGTTACTAAAATAAGGATAAGTTAACAAATCAAAAGGGTTAACGAAAAAACTAACACCTAAAGATATCCAAAAACTAGAACACTCGTGACAAAGCAAAGGCTTATGAATATAAGGTATCTTAGCTATAAAATTTCTAAAAGGTCTAGCAATTTCAGTATCACTCCAAGCATAAGTTACCCCCAAGCAAACAAACAAATATGCTAAGAATTGATAAAACATTTAAATAAAATAAACAACTAATTTATCTTCTTTTTCTACAATAGAAAAGGATCTAAAAATAATCTTTTCTTCATTTAATTTTTTAGCAAGATTTTTCCAGTCTTCTTCTGTTCTGCCAATTTCAAATATTTTTCCGCCACTATTTCTAGACATATTTTGTTGTATCATTTGCATATGGTTCTCCATTGGGTTAGTTGGTACTTGAGAATTTTTAATTTCTTCTACTTTTTCTTGTATTAATTTTTTAATTTCTTCATTGTTTATAAGGTTGTTAAAATAACTTTGTTCAGCAGTAATTTTTGCTTGAAGGTGAGCTTTTACTCTATTTTTACAAGAACAGTTTGGATTATTTCTTGAACTAGTAAGATCAGCTAAAATTTCTGGAAACTTATCCTTAATAGAATCAAAGAATACATCATTCTTCATAAAAGTATTAAAAAACACTGGCGAATTAAGGAGTTCTTGAAATGTCATATTTATTATATTATAATATATATATTATTGAAAATCTAAAAATTATGGTTGAAGGTATAGTATTTTTGTTGCATTAAATTGAGCTTCATTGTCATTACTAAATGTAGAATTTAAGTTAGTAAGGATATTATTTGGTAAATCAAATGTTGCTAAATTTGAATTAGATTGATATTTTTTTATTGATATGTATTGTCCAGCATCAGGACTAATGTATCCTGAGTTTGGTAAATCACGGAGATTTGACACAAATACAGTATTGCTTGCGCTACTACTAAATGAAAGTTCTTGTTTTATTGGGTATTGAATATATATAGTGTCTGGTAAATAATTTCCAATAGTATAATTAGTGATACGATTTATATCAATATTAATTCCAAATGATTGCATTCGATTCGAAGTAAAAACTCCTATATTTGTATCAATAAAACATGGATCTCCAACATTAAATGTATTTAAATTTACTGGTTTTGGGCTAAAAGATATTGCAGAAGCTGTCCAATTGAAAATAACTCCTTTTATATCAACAGTTGGGTATTCTCCTAGTTTATAATTTAAAGAATAATTCGTCAAATATCCATCTGTAAATGTTACATATTTACCGCCATATTCAACTCTACCAGAAAATGAATTAATTCCTGTATATTGTAAAAATCTATCACTATCACTTAATATATAAGATAATTCAAATTGAGCAACTGGTAAGCCATTTTTTGTATAATTAATTGAATCATTTATAGATATTTGAGGAGCTATTTGCAAATCAACTCCAACATTAAAACTTTTTATTCCAGATACCAAGGAATCATTTAGATAAAAGTTTTGATTTTCTATAGTATATACATTAAACATTAACTATAATTACACCACTTTTAAGTGTAAAATATAGGAGGTAAAAGGTATATGGCAAGTATTTACGATACAGTTCCATCTTGGAATTCAGGCTCTACTTATAACAAGTATAATATAGTACTTGGTAGTGACAGTAAGTATTATTATTCAATTATAGATTCAAATATTAATCAAAATCCAACTGATACAAATAATTTACAAGTTGAATGGGATGGATATATTGTTTTGAATGGAAATTTAATTCCTAATTTTTTTTGGAAACCATCATACAATGCTAAAATAAATTTAAAACCAAGAATTAAAATTAATAGATTTGGTAATGGGTACGAACAGAGAGTGAATGATGGAATAAATAGTAATTTAATTGAATTAACTTTAAACTTTGATAATAGAAGCGAAATAGAAACAGTATCTATCTTACATTTTTTAAATACAAGAAATGCTCAAGAAAGTTTTATCTATAATCTTCCTACAATATATTCTAAATCAACTACTAATTTAAATACAAAATTTGTTTGTCCAACATGGGGTCCAACTTATATATCTTATAATAATTACTCTATAGAAGCTACATTCATAGAAGTACCAGCGTAAAGTTATGCCTACATCATCTGAAGTTTATAATTTAATAGTAAGCGGTAATCAATCTTTAAATACTGAAATAAGTTCTTTAACTCCATCTACGCAAGTTATTTTATACGAAATTGATTTGTCAGAAATTGCTCCAACAATGATCAATTACAACTATAATGGTCAACAACCAATTAATAATGGGATTTTTAGAATTTATAATGATTACAATGTATTTAATATTGTAAATAATCCATATGGAACAATAAAATGGCAAAATAATTTCTATTATCCATTTCCAATTTTTGCTGAAGGATTTGAATATTCTTCAGCAGGAACATTGCCAACACCAAAAATTTCAATATCTAATCTTTCTCCAGATAACTCTTCTAATTCTTTTTATAGATACATTAGAATGCAAATGCAAAGTTTAGGAGATATCGTTGGTGCAAAATTTACTAGAATCAAAACATTTTTAAAATATCTAGATGGTGCAAATTTTTCTGGTAGATATAATCCATATAATCCAAATACTGGTTTATATGAAGTAGAATTACCAAGAGATATTTATTATATAGACAGAAAAACGTTAGAAAGTAACAATGTAATTGAGTACCAATTAAATACAATTCTTGATATAGAAAATTTAACCCTTCCAGCTAGAACAATTTATGCTAAAAAATGCCCATTTCAATATAGAGGAGAAGGATGTATTTATGAATATGATAGTAGATTAACTTATTTGCATAGTGGAATTTACGCTAATACAGTTAATTCTCCTATTAGTGTTCAAGGTCTTTTAAGAGCTCCTCCTGTAGCTACAGATAATGATCAATTATTTGTTGGCGGAGTTTTTGCTACTGGAGTAGCTGGAACATCTACGGATACTGCTATATTTAGATTAACTGGTACTCTTGGAAATTCTGGAATATGGTTAGAAAGTGCAAATTATGTTTCTGGTGATTTTGTTTTCCTTCAAAACAGAGGATTAAAATTTTATTATGTTTGTATAAATAATAATACCGCAGATCAATTTAATGCACCTCCTAATACAACCTATTGGGCATCAGATTCTTGCTCAAAAAGCTTGAGCGCATGTAGATTAAGATGGCTAAAAAATCCAGCTTTTAGACCCGTCATTTGGCCAACAGATAGAAATGGAGAAACTTTTGATCAAACAAGAAGAAGAATAGAAGGTTTAGTTGCCACAGGACAAAGGCCTCTTTGGGTAACTGGAGTTAATGGTTCTCCAGTTTACTTTCCTAGAAGACCTGGATCTGAAGATCCTTCTTCACAACGAGCCCATGGACTTCCAAAAGATAAAAATGGCAATTATCTAAATGGTTTTCTTCCATTTGGTGGATTTCCAGGCACAAATAAACCTCAACAAAATTAAAATGATTGATAAAAAATTAAAAAACTTTATTCGTAATCAATCTTTAAAAGATTATCCAAATGAAACTTGTGGGTTTATAATTCAAAATAATAAAAATTTTGAATGCATTCCATGCGAAAATATTTCAGATAATCCTAAAGAACATTTTAAAATTTCTTCTAAAAGATTTTTAGAAATTAAAAAAAATTATAATATATTCTATATTTATCATAGTCATACAAATGATAATGAAAATTTTAGTGAAACAGATACAAATTGCTCTGATAATCTTAACTTACCAATTATATTATATAGTATAAAAAATGATATTATTAAAGTATATGACCCAGTTAATACTAAAAAAGAATATATCGGAAGATTTTATGAACATGGAAAGTATGACTGTTTTAAATTGATAGAAGAATTTTATAAAAAAGAAAAATCTATAGAATTAAAATATAATCAAGAATTTTATTCAAAATCACTACAACAAATGGATATTAAAACTGAAGTTTATAAATTTTATACAAATAATAATTTTGAACTTATAGATGATAAAAAGTCTTTAGAATTACATGATATATTGTTAATAGATGCTTTCGGAGAAAATAAACCCAAACATTTTGCTTTATATATGGGTCAAAATAAAATATTACATCAACCAATGTTTGGTTTCTCAAAAATTGAAAATTATTGTAATTTTTACAAAAGGCATACAGATTCAATATTTAGGTTTAAAAAATGATAACAGTAAACTTACATGGCAAATTAGGTCAAGAATTAGGTGAAACATGGGAATTAGATGTTTCATCAGTCTCGGAAGCCTTACACGCTATAGATATAAATACTAAAAAATTAAGACGATGGCTTATAAATTATAAAGATGAATATGAATATGAAATTTTAATTGATCAAAATAATCTTTTTAATGAAGTTCCTGATTATAAAGATATTAATGAATTAAAAAATTCTGAATTTTGTTTAAATATTAAAGATAAAATAAAAACAATAGATATTGTTCCATCTATTATAGGCTCTGGTGGATTTGCTAAAATTGCTGTAGGAGCAGCTATTATAATTGGAGCTGTAGCATTAGCAGTATTTACTCCATTTATTTTACCAGCAGTAGCCTTGGGTTTTGTTGGATTAGGTTTAATTGCAGCAGGAACAAGCGAATTACTTTCTAAACCTCCACCAAGTGTTCCATTTACAGCTCAACAAACTAATCCAATAGATGGTCAAGGACAAGCTGGTGGAGCTGTATCTTATCTTTTTAATGGTCCAGTTAATACGGTAGGAGAAGGTGGACCAGTACCAGTCGGCTATGGACAACTTATAGTTGGTGGAAATAATGTATTTAGTAATTATGATATTATATATAGAGCTTATACTTCTGATTTTTCAGACGCTACTCTGCAAATAAATAATCAAGGAAATAGTCAATATTTATTTAATAGTAGATGTTATTTCCAAGAACAAGCCCCGTTAAGTTCTTTACCATTTTAATTTATGGGAAATTCAAATAAATATGCAGATGGTTTAAGTTATCTTTTATTTCCTGGAAATATTGGTCTTGGTACATGTGGATATAATTTTCCAGAAAGCACGGCTCAAGATGATGGCGGTGGTGCTGGAGGAAATTTATCTTTAAGTTTTAGCGGAAGCTTAATACCTTTTAATACTGACCCGCTTGCTGCTCAACAAGCATTAAGGGGTCCAAGTGGTTATTTTGGTAGATATACAGTTATGGCAACAATAACTGGCGGACCAATTCAAGATTGGCTTGCTGGCCCAGTTTTTCGTGCCAATTTTTATGGTGCTCCAAATTTAAGAACTATTTATGGAGTTCATACTAATATGAACGTAGAAAATGGAAACCAAAGACAGGATGATGGAACATTTATAACTGAAAGATTTAAAAATGGAAGAGCAATTAATTCTATCTCTCAAGTAAATATATTAGATTTAATTTCAGAAGGACCAATAGAAGGATTTATTTCTGGTATATACGTTTACAATGCAAGTGGGAAGACTACTGGAGATATAGGTTACAATAGCGTAAATTTTCAACCATTTGAACAAACTTATAGTAATCCAGAAACAAGATCTATCTTTTGGGATGATGTGCCAGTAACAGATTTAGCAGGATTCTATAATTTTCAATATGCAAATTATAAATTTACTTATGGAGAAAAAACTAACGACCATACTATATATAATCCATATATAAATTTATACGAAGAAAGAAGAGATTATGGCGCAAGAGTAGTCGATAAAAATAAATATCCAATTCAAACGTCTGTTACAAAAAGTTATGGTGATACATTATATGGTTTTTATTTAATAAGTGGAAATAATCAAATACTTACCCCAAAAACTTATTATGTATATAATACAGATATTTCAGCTTTAAAAATAAATGTAAAAATTAATAGTCTATACGAACAAATACTAACTGGAACAAACGCAGGAGATGTAGAAAAACAACTTTTAACATTAAGATTTATAATACGTAGAATTTTATCAAATGGAGAACTTGTTACTTTAGATACATCTAAATATTATCCATTTATTAGCGATTATTATTCCAGAGATGATATTGCAATTCAAGGAAAAATATCTAATAGTCCAACAATGATCACCTACGAAATTACATTGAGACCTTATTCTGAAACTTCTCCTTGGTTTGAGCTTTTTCCTAATCAAATTGGTTGGGCAATGGATATCGTTAAAATGACAAGAGAAGGTGCTGGTGGAGGTCTATCAAATTCAACTTCTATAGATAGTATAACAGAAGTTTATAGTGATAGATTCGTTTATCCAGACACAGCTATGGTTTTATCAAAATTTGATGCAAGATACTTCAATAATATTCCAACTAGAACATACGAAGTTAAATTATTAAAAGTTAAAATTCCAGTAAACTATAATCCAATATTAAGAACATATACTGGTCCTTGGAATGGAAAATTTAAAGTAGCATGGACTGATAATCCAGCATGGTGCTTTTATGATTTAATAACTAATAATAGATTTGGATTAGGAAAATTTATTGACGCAGGTTTAACAGATAAATGGACTTTATATGAAATTGCTCAATACTGTGATCAATTTGTATCAGATGGAGTTGGAGGATTAGAACCAAGATTCAGATGTAACCTTTATATGGCAAACAAGGAAGAAGCCTACAAAGTTTTAAATGATATGGCTAGCGTCTTCAGAGCTATAGTTTATTATTCTGCTGGACAAATTACATTATCTCAAGATTCTTTAAAAGAGCCAATTTATTTATTTAATAATAGTAACGTCATTGAAGGTTCATTTAATTATTCTGATGCTTCCAAAAAATCAAGAAAAACTGTTGCCTCGGTAAGATATAATGATCAAAATGATAATTATAAGCCAGCCATAGAATATATTGAAGATAAAACTTCAATATTGAAATATGGAATACGAGAAACAGAAATCGTTGCGTTCGGATGTACAAGTCAAAATCAAGCTAGAAGAGTAGGAAAATGGCTTTTGACAACTCAAAATACTGAAACCGAATTAGTTGACTTTCAAGTTGGTTTAGAAGGTAATTATGTAAAACCTGGAGATGTTATACTTATATATGATCAATATAGAAGGAATCAATCTTATGCTGGACGAACTATGGAATTGACTGCTGGATACGCTGTATTAGACACTCCTTATAATTTTACTAATACAAATGCAATTACTGGCGCTAATACTAACAATTCATTTGTATTCAATGTACTAACTCCAACTTATAATTTAAATTTTGGAACACAATTAGGTGATCTTTATGCTACTGGTTTTTCTGACATTACATCTTCTGGGGTAACAGGATTAAATAGTTCATTTTTTAGAAGAAGCCAATTACAATCAATTACAATAAATAATCCACAAAAGTATTTAACAAGCGGATCTGGAATATACTCTAATAATATAAGAATTAATTTTCCATCTGTAAATAGTATTCCTGAAAATATAACTCCAGTAACTATGAGTGTGGCTGGAAATACATTCACAAAGCTCGCTGCAGATGGATGGCCACCAACCAATGATGCCCAAGCGTATTCTTCTGTAGGATATAGCAAAAATATGTTTGCAGAAGCTACGGCAAATGCTACAAATAAATATGTTATGTTTGCTTTAAATAGTGATCAAACAGCAGATGCGAGTTATAGTAGTTTAGATTATGCTTGGTATTTTAATGCTGATGGTACCACTTCTATTTATGAAGATGGCAATTACATGGGTGCTTATGGAACTTATAATACCTCAACAAAATTAAGAATTAATTATGATGGATCATGGATAACTTACTTAAAAGATAACGTTATTATGAAAGCAACTCCAGCAAAATCTTTAAATCAAACTTTATATTTTGATTCAGCTTTCTATAGCAATGGAGCATCAATAAATGCAAATTATGGAACTTTTCCTTTAAATAATTATTTAACTACATTACCACAAAACACAATTTGGAATATAGATATAAATACTTCTGGATATGCAACAGCAGGAATTAATACTAGATCTCAAATAAACAATCCAACTAATACTTTATATCCAGGATATTATTTAGAGTCATATCTTAATAAACCTAAAAAATATAGAATTTTAAATATAACAGAAAAAGAACCATCATTATTTAATATTAATGCGCTTGAGTATAATGATCAAAAATATGCAAACATTGATAATGTAGCAACACTTGTTAATGTACCTGTTAGACCAGCTTTGCCAGTTGCTCCTACTTTATTCTTGAGTGGCATATTTAGAAACTCTTCAAATTCTTATTGCGCTACAGATCCTTGTAATGGAACAATTTATACAACTAATCAAGGTGGAATTAATAGCGTTATGTATAATATAATACCTCCAGCAAATAGTTCTCCAAATGCTTTATATTATGTTTATGTTAAACCATTTAGTAATTTCGTCAGCGCCACTCAAACTCCAGAAGCATATTTAAATAATGTAATATCTCCAAATAATTTAAACACTTCAACGACTTCCAATAATTGGTTATTAGGCACAATCCCTCCATTTCTAACGCCAACTGGTGCAGGTGATTATTTTTTCAGAGTATTTGCTGCAAATTCATTTGGAGAAAGAAGTACGCCCGCTACTGGAGTATATAATTTAACTGCTCAAGCTTCTGTATTCAGCGTTATAGCAAGTGGACACAATATATATTAATTATGAAAGTTAAAAATTTAAATCTAACATTAGAATGGTTGACATTAAGAAATATTCCTGAATTTCTAGAAGTAGATAAAGAATTTCCATCATATAATATTAAAATAAAAAATCAAGATAATTATCTAATAGATCAATATTTAAATTTAAAAGATTACGAATTAATCACTAATTATAGTTGGGACGATGCCGTAGAGTCAAGATGGGCAATGAAAACTAAATTTAAAGTTGATGTTTTAAAAAATCAAGCAAAAAATATATTTAAATATAATTTTGAAAACAATTATTCTAAATATAAAATATTAAATAATAAATTAGGTTATTTTAAAAAAATAAAATTTGAAGTAGATTATAATAATGATGGCAAAGGAGATTTTGAACAAGAAGCGGAGTATGCTGAAATTGAAAATTTAGATAA